AACAAAAACAAAATCTTTGGCTGCACCCACGCGGGTGCCAGCGCTGGTGCTTCCGGAAAAATTCACGCCAAAAATAGTCTGACTGGTTACAATGCCAGCCACCTGCGCGGCATAATTCTTGGCATCGTCTGCGCTTTTGGCGGCAGCAGTCTCGCTGGCTTTGGCTGCCGTTGCGCTACCAGAGCTTGCGATTGCGCTCTTGGCTACTGCGTTCTCGCTTGCCTTTGCCGCTGCTGCCGAAGCACTAGCTGCCGCCGCTTTCTGCGTTGCCGTGTTCACGGCACTGTCCAGATTTGCCGCGCTGGCGGCTGCCTCTTTGGCAGATTTTGCTGCTGCCGCCTCCGATGCCTTTGCTGTTGTGGCGCTGGATTTTGCCGCCGCTGCCTGTGTCGTTGCAGTGCTTGCGAATGTACTTACATTGCTGGCGCTGGATGCAGCGGCCTTTTGTGCCGTTTCCGCACCGGCTTTTGCCGTCTCTGCTGCACTCTGTGCCGTTTTGGCGGCAGTGGCGGACTGGCCCGCGTTGGTTTCGGATTCCTTGGCGGCGACAGCACTGTCCGCCGCACCGTCGCGGGCGGCTTCTGCATGTCTTTTGGCGTCTACAGCGCCGTCCCGCAAGTCCTGCATCTGGGTAAGGGCCTGGGCATTCTCGCTGGGGGTGGAGGTGCTGTTGGCACCGGGCACCTGCGCGTGATCCAGCACTATGTAGGGTAGACTGCAGCTGATGCGCTGTACACCGTCCTGCACGCCCCGGAACGTGATGGTTGCGTATTTGGATGCTCGCATACAGGCTTCCGGAGGGACGGGTACAAGGCCGTCTGTGTCTACCAGCATGGTCACGCCTTCATCGTTGGGCGTGTTGTGGAAAGTTGCATCAATCGCAAGGCCCTCCCACTCCGGGCCGTGGCGCAGCAGCAGCTGTTCCGTGCCGTAACTGTCCCAGGTGCCCAGCACCAGCACGCCCATCAGGCCAACCACCTGCGCAGTGTGGCGGGCAAGGGTAATGGTATGTGTTGTCATCTTGTGGCTTCTTCCTCCTTTTTGTTTATCTCTCTCTCGCTGGCTTCCACCATCGAGATCACGTTCAGCAGCACCAGCCGCACCACAGCGGGGTGCAGGCAGCTGTTGTTGATGGCGTTGATGACGGACTTTTGGAGTTCTTCAATTTTTGCGGTTGTGGTCATGAGCGCTCCTCCGGGGCTTGCGCACCCTGCTGCACCTTGTCCAGCGTATCCATGGCGGCGCGCAGGACAGAGAGGTACTGCGGCAGATCGTAACGGCAAAAATATTCGGCAGCCCCGGCGGTTTGCAGGGTCGTTTCATCGGCCGCTTCGGCCAGGCCGGATAGAGCAAGAGACAAAAGGTTGCGGGCATCCTGCAGGGAGCCGTCCTTTAACTCGGTGTCGCTTGAAAAAGTGAGGTAGGATTGATGCATGTATACACCTCCGTTGGGTTTCGTTAGGAGTTAGAAGTTGGAAGGTGTGCGCGTGCGCGCACGGGTTGAAAATTGGGCCGCAATCCCGTAGGGGCGCACAGTGTGCGCCTGTCGCCTTGCGGTAAATCCTGTTATGGCATATACGGCGGGGTTTTCGGAACGGTCAAGACCGTTCCCTACAGAGCTGGACCTTGGTAAAATCATCGCTTTTGGTCCAAAGCATCAATAAAAGCCTCCTGTGGCAAGGGCCTGTTTGCGCTGCCAGCGCTGTACGGCGCGGCCTACGTCCTCGTCGGTCAGCTCAATGCCGTACACGGCGGAGAGGATCTCCCGCAGCACGGAAACCACGGCTTCAAAGCCCGCCATCTGGCCTGCCTGCAAATCTTCCATGACTTCGGCCACAGCCTGCTTGATGGTATCCAGCGGAGCTTCCACGTTGGTGCCGTGGCTCTGGTCGCCCAGCACGGCCAGAAACTCCCGGTTCGCCGGGATGACCGCGCCTTGTGCCAGGTAGGGGATCTGCGGGGCGGTCAGGGTGCTGATATTAAACCCAACATGCCCGCCGCCGAATATGTCCGGCAGGTCGAACGACAACCCGTTCAGCGCATTGATGACCGCATTGATGCCGGTGACAACGGCGGAGATCATCCGGTTGATGAAGCCGATGATGCCGTTGACGGCGGTCTTGATAGCGTTCGTCATCTTATCCCAGACGGTGCTGACCGTGTTGCCGATGGCCTGCCAGGCAGCATCCCAGTTGCCGCGGAACACGGCGCTTAAAAAGTCCGCCAGCCCACGCAGCACAACAACGGCCAGATCGATGGCATCCGCAATAGCCCCAACGGCCACGCCAACAACGTCCGCAATGGCGTTGAATACCTCAGCAAACGCGGGGCCGAACGTGGCGATGATCCACTTGGCCACCGGGGCCAGTAGGTTGTTCCACAGGTCCAGCAGGCAGTTGGCAACGCTTGCCACCAGCAAAAGAATGTCATCCCACAGGGGTTTGAGGTGGGAGGACCACAACTGCTGCAGAACGCTGATCAGGTTCTGCAGGATCGGCTTGACAATGGTTTCCCACAGGAGGGTGGCCAGATCCTCCAGATTCTGGAACGCAAGGATCACACCGTCCATAAGGGGCTGCCCGTAAGTATCCCAGGCGGTTTTGATGCCGCTCATCAGGTCTTGCCAGATCTGCAAAAGCAGGTCAAGCGCAGGGATCAGCACACCATTGATGGCGTCCGTGCCAATTCCGCATGCCCAGGTGAACAGGTCGGCCAGGACATAAATGGCAGTGGAAGCAACACCGCCCACAATGGGGGCAAACGCTTCCGAAAACGCATTGATCACACCAGGGGCAAACGTGCCGCTCAGATAGGTGAGCAGTGGGGAAAGCCCCTCGTTCCAAAAAGCAAGCGCTGCCTGTTGAACCTCCGGCCAGACGGCGCTGGCCGCGTTCCGTATCTGTTCCCATGCGGTGCTCCATGCGGCAACGCTGGGGGCCAGCAGCGTCTGGAAGGTGCTCCAAAAGTTCTTCAGCTTGTCCGTGATCCCGCCCAGAGGGCTGGCAATATGATCAAAATTATAGTTTGCTCCGCCGCTGCCCCCTGTCTTGGCATCCAGCCGCTCGATCTCATCAAACCCGGCCAGGCTGCGCTTGGCCTTGTCGGCCTGCTTGGAGGTGGATCCGGCGGCGCTGCCAACGGCATTGATCCCCTTGGCGGTCTGCTTCATGCTGGAGATGCTTTTCCCGGTCAGGAGAGAAAGCAGACGAAGAAAGCCGTTGATCAGAGAGGTGAGAAGGTTCAGCAACCCGATAATCGCAGGGGAAAGCGCGGAAGCCAGCCCTGCGGCAGCAGTGGCTGCGGCACCCTTTAACTTGCCAAGCGCGGTGCTTACCCCGTTTGTTTTGGCAATCGTGGTTCCCATCACGTTTACCACGGAGCGCAGGGCGGAGGAGATCAGGTTAAATACCAGTGCCCCCGACACAATACCTGCAAGTCTACGGCCAAGCTGCCCCACAGCCTTGGAGGTCCGCGCAACGGCAGTCGCGGCAATCTGGGCTTTCCCCGCCATCGTTGTGGATTTGCCTGCGGTGGCTGTGGATTTACCCGACGCAGCCATAGCCATGGCCGCCTGTTCCCGCACGGCACGCTGCTCGGCGGCCTGGGCGGCCTTATCCTGTGCGGCAACGGCCTTTTGCGTTTCCGCCACAATGAGCTCCGCGTGCTGCGTGGCGGTTTCGTTCATGGTTCCGTAGGCTTTGTTCTGGCGCTCTTCAATTTTGGCAAAGGACTTTTCAATGTCCGCCGCCTGCTTATTGAAGTACGCCTGCATGGAATCTTCGCCGTTCAGGTACTGTGCCAGGCTGCTTTGGCGGGTTACCGCCTGCTCTTCGGTCGCCAGCTGTGCGGCCAACGCCGCGTGCTGGTCCTGCAGACCGGCAAGCGCGCTTTCCTGTTCGGTATACTTTGCCGTCAGGCCGGGGATGGACTGCTGCAGCTTGTCCAGCGCACCCTGAAGCTCCGACGCTTTGGCCGCGTCGCTGGCAAAATGCTGGCCCACAAACTCCTGTGCATTCAGGTTTGCTGTCTCCGGGGTGAGCAATGGATTCCGCTGCTTCTCGATCTCGGCCCGGCGCTGCACAAAGCTGCGCAGCTGTTCATTCACGCTTTCCAGCTCTGCTGCCGTGGATTCCGCCTTGCTCTGGGCATCGGAAAGCTCTTTCCCAAGCGCCAGATGCTTGCTGTTTGCGGTATTGATCTGCCTGTCCAGCGCAGCAACCTGCTGGGCGGTGCTCTTGGCCTTGGCCTGCAGCTCTTTCAGCTCGGCATAGGCGCCTTTATTGTTGATTCTGGTATCCAGAATGATCGACCCATCAGCCAAACATTACACCCCCAGACTTTTGAAAAATTCTTCTTCCGCGCTGGTCAGCTTGTGTTTGGGCAGGGTGACCAGATCGGGATTGTTGCGCACAAATTCCTGCTCGGCTTTGTCCAGCTTTTTGCCGTGCAGGCGCTTGTTGCGGATGGAGACGACCTGCGCAAACTGGCCGTCCCCGATGCAGCCAAATGCCCCGATGAACTCCCACCAGTGCAGGTAGGCGCAGCGGCGGCAGCTGTAGCCCAGAACTTTGTCCACTGCCGGGGCCATGATGGCGGCGTCGGTGTCCCAGTCCACAAGGGCGGGCTTTGGCACGGCGGCTTCCACCGGCTTGCCGCAGTTGATAAACACCATGGCCGCCTGGGCTGCTGCACTCAGGTCCGGCAGGCGCTTCCAATCCGGGTACAGGATCTCCAGGCAGGCAAGGGTCTGTTCCTGCGGGCTCAGCTCCGGGTCACGCAGGGCGGAGATGGCATCCAGCACGGCGCGGTAGTCGCTGCGGATGGCAAACTCCTGCCCGCATACCGTCACGCTGGTGGGCAGCTTCCAGCCGCTCACTGCTGCTCCGGGGCCAGCCCGGCGGTGCTGCCCTGGTAGGCGTCCGCGTGCCTGGCAATGCGGGCCGCGCTGGCCTTGGCGGCGGCTTCCACCGCCTGGGTCAGCATCGGGGTGACGGCATCCAACACGGCTTCGGCCACCAGGCTGCCGTCCTCGCAGAAAGCCAGGCTGGATACCCCGGCAAAGAATACATCCGATACCGGCGTGCCGAAGATGTAATCAAACCAGTGGCGCACCTGCCTGTCCCACTCCACCAGATCCTCGGGGCCGGTCACGGGCGCGGCCGTAATTTCGGCAATCTTGGCGCGGGCTTCCTCCATGCGGCCGGCCAGGCCGATGTCAGAGGGGTTGAAGCGGATGGTGCCGATCAGGGTGCCGTCCGCATCCTTGACGTCATAGCTTTTTAAGCCGCGGTCAATGTTCAGCTCCATTGTTTATTCCTCCGTGAAGGTGGGCACGCCGGCCGCAATGGTGCAGGTGCCCAGCGTTTTGTTGTTGGACAGGTGTACGTTCATCGGCATGCCGACGTAATCGGAGCCGCCCAGGCTCTGGGGCACGATGGTGCAGCCGGTGTGCTTTTCCGCCGTGAAGGAGCCGGAAGCAGCCCCCAGGAAGCAGTGGACGTGCAGCACATCGAACATGCTCAGCTCGCTTACGGCGTTGCGGCGCTCAATGTCCAGCAGCTTGGCGCTCAGCTTCTGGCCGCCGCGGATGGTGCAGGGGTCCAGGTCAAGCTCCGGCTTTGCGGCGCTCACGTTCACGTCCGTAATGCCCAGGATGTCGGTCACGGTGTCGGTGTCGTGGTTGTATTCCACGCTTGCGTCCTCAACGCCGCGGCCCAGCAGTTCCCAGGTCTCAGTACCGGAACCGCCGACGTTCACAAAGATCATGTCCAGTTTGCGGTCAGCTTTTTGGCCGGCGGTCAGGTTGATAGCAGCTTCTGCCATGGTTATTCCTCCTCAAGATAGAGTTTGATTTGTAATTGATAGCGGGCCGCGTTGGCATCCGCCCCGGTGGGCACACCGGCGTTGGATGCCGTGATTTTGGTCACGCGGTACCCACTGACAGCGGGGTAGTTGTGGGTGCGCTCCTGCCCGCGGATCCAGGCGGAGAGCGCGGCGAAAAAATCAGCAGCGTCCAGGTTGGGCTTTAGTTCCCGTCCAAATGGCAGCTGTGCCACAAAGGTCAGATTGTATTCGGCCAGGTCATACCCCAGCACGTCGGTGCGGTGGCTCTCGCTGGCCGTGCGCAGGGTGTATTCGGTCGGCTCTGCGCCCAGGTAGTTGGCGTTGAACAGGTCCTGCCTGTTGATCAGGGGGCACTGTGCGCGCATCCAGGCGCGGGTGGCATCCAGTACGTTCATCTTCCGGGTCTTCCTCCTGCCAGGGCCGCGGCTTCGCGGATGACGTCATCCTTGTGCTCGGCCATGGCCCGCTCAAACCAATAAGCGCCCCGGTCCGGCGCGCCGTTGTAGGTCAGCGGGCGGCCGGTGGGGTACTTGTGGGGCGGGCTGAAAAAGCCTGCCAGCTCGCCGTCCTCAAAAATGGGAATGTTGGGGCCGTACACCTCGCCGTAGTACAGGTAGCGCGCATAGGGCGTGGCGTACACGATCATGCCGTCCCCGATGGCGCTTGCCGTGATGGCGCTGTGCTTGAGGGTGCCGGTGCGGAACGGCACCTTGGGGTCACAATAGCGGATCACCGCTTCGTCCACCGCCTTCTGCACCCTCCCGCCCGGCGTCAGCCCCCGTTTTTCCAGGGCCTCCGAAAGGGCGGAAAGGTCAAGCCGGGCATCATATTTCAGTCCCATCAGCTTGCCTCCACATACCAGTGCGGCGCGGGGTGGCCGCGGTTGTCATGCACGTCCAGCACGGTGGCGGTCACGGTGCCGCAGGTGATCGTGTCGCCGGGGGCAATGTCCAGCCCAGCGGGGGCGGCGCTTTCCGGGATGCGGCATTTGTACACCCGCGCCGCGTGCAGGCCGGTGGAATCCACGGCGGTCTTTGCCTGCCCGTACCAGCTCACGCCGGTCAGGGTGGTTTCTTCTTTCACGTCCCGGTCGGCATCGCCGTCATAGTGCAGGTGGGTCAGGGTCACGGTCTGGTCACAGCCGTACAAGGGCCGCACCTCCCCCATCCCGGCCCGCATAGCGCAGCGGATGGCTGCGCGGCAGGTAAATATCCGCGGCCGCCTGCATGTCTGCCGTGTACTGTGCGGTCAGGACGGCAGTATTCAGCGTTTCGCTGTAGCCGTCTGTGTTAAAGGATGCCAGGCCGGGGCGGCTGCGCTCATCGGCCTTGGCGGCCTGGTAGCGGGCGGCAACATCCGCCAGCGCGCAAGCCGCCAGCTTTACGGTATCATCCACCGGCCCCCCGCACTTCAGGCGGCCAAATGTGATGCTGTCCAGATAAGCGCAGGCTTCCCGCACGGCGGGCATCCACTGCCCCTGGGTGGTGATCAGGGTGCCGCAGTAGGCGCCCTGATAGTCGGTAAAATCAGCATACATGGCAGCCCCCTTACTTGGATACAGGCAGGGTGACGGCAACCGGTACGGCGGCTGCGGCAACCGTTACGGTGCCGGTCTGCGGGCGGTAACCGTCTGCCTTGACGCTGTAGGGATATTCACCGGCGCGCAGGTGGAACACTGCGGTGCCGTCAGTGCCGGTCAGGCGGATGGAGCCGTTCACATTGACAGCTGCACCGGCAATGGCGTTGGGGGAGCTTTCGGCATTATCCTTGACGGTAAAGGTCACAGTCTGGTCGGTGTAGGCGGTCGCGGCGTCAATGTAGGCAAAGGGCACGTTGACGCGGTTCTCGTTCATGCGGGTGGCGGGGTTCGGCATAGCCCAGCCCATGCGGAAGGTAACGCGCAGGGCAATCATGTCCTGCTGGGCCAGGTTGAAGATGATGGCCTTGGTGCTGGGGTCCTGGATCACGGCCTGGTCCAGGATCTTGACGTCCACATCCTGGCGGATGGAGTACACCAGCTGCTTAAAGTTGCCGGCCACCATGCGGGCAACGCTGGTATCAAAGCTGCCGTTCTCCGGGAAGTAGATCGGCGCGCCGTCCAGGGCATAGGGGGTGGTGCCCTGCATATCGCTCTTGTACAGGGGGTGGCCGTTGGTGTCCTTGATGCCGCGCAGGGACGCTTTGGCACCCATGGCAGCCACAACGCCGTCCACGGTGTAGCCTGCATCCTCCACCTTGGCAAACAGTCCGTTTTCGCCCAGCAGGGAATCATAGCTGATGCCGCCGGAAACGTTGTTGCCGGCCTGGCGGGCAACGGTGATAATGTCGTTCTGCCACTCTGCCGGGCGGTTGATGCCGAACAGAATGGCCTGGTCCACCCGCAGCCCGATGGCTTCGTTGACACGCGGGGTTACCTCGCCCAAAATGTCAAACTCAGCATCAGCCAGAACGGCTTCGGGAATGGGGACAATGACTGCCAGCTCACCGGCGGTCAGGTAGACGTTTTCCCACGCCTGGCGGGAAGTCTGCTTATAGCCGGTATCGCCGTTGACCCAGTAGGCCAGCGGCAGCATGGAAAGCACCGGAATGCGGGTCTGCTTGCTGGTCATGTTGGGCAGCTTGCGGCCCAGCTGCATCACAACGCTCTGCTTGGGGGCATCCTGAAAAATGGTGCTGACAACCTGCTCACGAATCAGGGCTTCAGCGCGGGAACGATCAATAACATTGGGCATGGGTTATTCTCCTTTCATTTGCCAAACGCGGCACGGATTGCCGCGTTTGCTTCTTCGCGGCCGGTGGCAGCTGCCGGGGTGCCGGTAGCGCTTGCCACAATGCGCGCGGGCTTGGTATCGGCGGCAAATGCGCCGGGGTCATTTTCGCGGTAGGTCTTTACAAAGTCGTCAAAGCCCAGCAGGCTGTCCCCCTGCAGGGGCAGGTTCTTGGCGGCCAGGTCGGCCATAAATGCTTTTTTTGCGCTGGCGCTGGTAAAGTGCAGCCCGGCAGCTGCATTCTGGGCGGCATAGCCTGCCTGCAGCTCGGCCACTTTTGCGTCCGCTGCTTTCTGGGCATCGGTGGCTTTCTGTTGCCAGTCGGGGTCGTAGCCTTTCAGCTTGGTGTTGGCTTCGTCCAGCTGGGTGCGGATGGCATCACGCTCGGCTTTGGCCGTCTCGGCGGCCTGCTTTTCGCGGTTCACGTCCGCGCCGTTCATGGCGAACACACGCTGCACCTGCTCATCATTCAGGCCAAGGGCTTTGAGATCTTCGGTTTTCATGGGTGTTACCTCCTGTGTAGGGTGTCAGATAGGCGTTTTTAGGTGGTTGCCGTCACCGTCTGTGCGGCTGTTTCAGCCCTGCCGCAGCCGGGCAAAAGGGTATAAAAAGTGCCCGCCCGCCCCTCATGCAGGGCAAGCAGGCATAAAAAAACCACGGTGCATTTTGCATCGTGGTGATTAAGCTATGAAATAGGAACGGGGAACGGCATCGGAACCGTTCCCCATCGATTGGCATTTGGCAGGCGTACCGTTCTCCTGCATCTCTCAGGGCAAAGCCCTTGTCATTACCAGCGGCGTGTGGTCGGTACGAAATCTACCACCTCAAATGCCTTTCTTATCCTACCATAATCAGGGAATATGGGCAAGAGTTGCCCATCTGGGCCTTTTATTGTTCGGGAAGCTCGCCGATCCGTTTTAGAAGAGATGTATAGGATAGTACATATACCTGTTCTGTCGGGATGTCCCCATCCAATAGCCCGTCATACTGCGGGTCAACAGGGTGCTCTTTCAGGAACGCCTTCATTTGTTCAATCTCTTCCGGCGTAATAGTTGACTCCATATTGCGCAATCTCCTCAAGAAAATAAGTGACAAGATTTATTTTGGATTGTGGCGTCAAAGAAGGCTCATTTGCTGAGACATTCAGCTTAGTTGCAGCCTTTGTCAGCAATTCAGGATTGGTTGCAGCTGTCTTTTCCAACGCATAGATACTGCCATCGTTGCCGACGATTGTCAGCATCCGCATAGAATCTCTGGCTGCAAAGCCTAAAATATCACCCGGTGAGAACGTTAGTCCGCTGGGGTGGTTGTGAATAACGATGTGCGGTGTGCTGTAATTGGGAACGCGAACGCTTCCAGCCCGCTGGCCGGTTATATATTCTCCCATCGGCTGCATATCCAGCCCATAACAGCGGGCCTTTTCTATCCCAAGCGGAACCTTTCGGGCTTCCAACAGCAGCTTTTTGTGGGCATTGGCAAGGGCACGGCTGCCCGCGGCGTCCAGCGTCTTACAGGCAAACGGCTGGATGCGCTGAATGCTCTGGATGGTGATCTCCTTGTAGTCCTGATTGTTTTCTTTCAGTGTAGCATTGTTTTGGGCGGATTGCAAGGCACTTGCCGCCGCATCCGCCTGTTTCGCTTCCCTTTGCCCAAAGCCAGGTACACCGGTCCTTGCGCCGTCCAGCCGCTCCCCGGTTTCTGCCAGGAAGGCACTCAGCTGCTGCCGGGCGGCTTTCAGCTTGGCGGCGCTTTGGCTGGCATCCACACCGGCGGCTGTTTCGGCCAGGTAACGGCGCTTGTACCGGCGCACCCTGCGTTCCAGCGCCCGCTGCATCTGGGTGATCTCGTACCGGGTGTACAGCCCGCCGCCATAGGGAATATTGCGGGCATCCAGCTCGGTCAGGCGGTCGTCCGTGTAGTTGCGCACGGAGATGCCGGGGTAGAACGGGTAAAAGTTGTGGCGGCAGTTCCAGCCGCACAGGCCGGGGCCGGTGCCGTAACCGGTAGCGGCTTCAAAATCCTCGTACCGCTCGCCGTCCTGCACCACAGCGCCGCCGCGGTGGTAGACCCGGCCCTGCCACACCGCATGGGTGGGGCGGGCACCCTCGTGGGCGGTCACCTCCACAAACTCGCAGTCCATCTCTTCCATGCGGGCCAGCTGCAATATGCGGTCAAAAGCAGGCATAAAAATACCACGGTGCAGAATTTGCATGCGCTGAATACTCTGGGCGGTGATCTCCCCGTATCTCAGACTGTTTCTTTCGGTGTAGCATTGTTTTTATCGGGTTGCAAGGCACTTGCCACCGCAGCCGTCCGTTTCCCGTTCCGCCGTTTACAAAAATATTTTTGAAATAGGGCTTGCTTTTTTCATCTTATCCTGCTATAATAATCAAGCGCTGTTAAGGCAGAGGCACAAATGAATATGGGAGCTTTCCCGAGTGGCCAATGGGGACAGACTGTAAATCTGCTGCTTAATGCTTCGGTGGTTCGAATCCACCAGCTCCCACCAAAAGACTGTGATGAAAAAGATGTCACGGTCTTTTTTCTTTGCTGTATCGTCGAAAATCAGCGATTTCGCCAACCAATTTTTGAACACGGTTTTACAGTGTTGTCCAACCATTTTAGTGCGGTTTTCCCAACTTGATGCCCACTTTTCCTGCCGCTTTCCGGAATTTGGCAGGGGAGAGGGCAATTTTTTTGAGAAAAAACAGAATAAATCCTGCTGTTTTCAAAATGTTTTCAATTTCCCTGTAGCCAATTTTCCCTTGGCTGCGGGGATTTTTTGATTTTTCCGACAGTTTTCAGTTTGTTTTCAGGTTTTCCATTTTATACCTATTATAATAAGGAGGATTTCCACTATGAGCATCATTATCGGCATCGACCACGGCTACTACGCTATCAAGACAGCGCATTGTTCATTCCCGGCTGGGCTGACAAGCTACGGAGAACACGAACCCTACACCCGCCAAGGACTCTTAGAGTTTGGCGGGTGCTTTTT